TCCTTGGGAAGTTTGTAGGGGTTTTTCTCGAACTTCGGGTGAATGCAAGGTTAACATACGGAGTTGAACCGTCGATATAGAGGTGGGCGTGGAGGATATTGGGCCACCTCTGTATCGTCACCAACCTGTGTGTGAGACAGGTACAGCCACCGGGCTGATTTAGTGTGGCGGGGGTTTGCTGGCGGGAGCTTTCCCGGAGTCGCGGTGCTTCGGTGCGTCTGGAGAGCAGCAGTGGTCGTAATCGGGCTCAGTCGCGTCGTCGTCGATCAGCACGTCGTCGACCCAGCCGAAGTCGTCGTGAGAGAACGGGCTGAATCGGATAGTGTACCGTGTGATGGTGGTCGCGCCTGTGGACTGGACGCTACCGACGGGGTTGAGGATCACCGGCTGCGTGGTGGTCATGAGCAGCGATGATGTCGCGCGCGAAGCGTTACCATTCAATTGCCAATACCCTTGGTCGCCATCGCCCGTGCCGACGTATTTCTTGTACGTCGGAGGGGCGGTGGGGTCGTAACCGGGATAGGTCACAACCGTGGGGTGGGCGGTTGGGTTTTCCATAGCCGTGTCCGCGATGACCTGCTGTGTCATGAGGTACGTGCCGGGGCGTCGTACGGTGAACGTGTCGACGCCCAATGACTGGACGTGTCCTGGCGTGGTTTCGGTCACGCCGCTGGCGAACGGCTCGGTGATGGTAGCGCCGGAGCAGTGGATCTGGGCCGCTACGCTTTCGGGGTCTCGAGGTTCGCGTGGGTTACTCGCGTCAAAGACGTAGTCGATCCACACGCGACCGGCTGGTGTGCTGGCGCCGGTGACCTTGATGAAGACCTCTCCGAAGGCATAGAGGTTTTGCTCGATGGAACTCGGCTGGATCGGGGCATCGTAGTCGTCGACGAGTCGCGTCATGTTGCGCGATCGGGAGATGGCGGGCCGCAGGTCGAGCTCGTGGGTCGACCAGATGGGGCCGGTCTTGAACGGGCGCTGATTGCTGAAATCATTGACCGTGACGGGCGGAACGGCGTTGCAATCTGGGTTGAACGACATGAATACCTCACCCGGAGCGCCTGTGCCGACGGACGGAGTCCATCGAACGACGAAGCGTTTCAGGGTGTAGCGTGAGTACGCGGCGAGTTTTGAGCGTAGCGATTTGAACAACGGGTTCGTGCCGTTCACTCGGAACTGCAGGCTGGCGCCGGAGTTGGCCTCGAGGATGGCCTCGGTGTTGCTGAAGCGCTGAATGCGTGAATCTGGTGAACCGATTCCAAGGTCGATGCCAATGGCAGCGGGTGCGAGTTCAGCGCGCGCTCGCGCAGGGCCAGCTCCGTCGGCGTCGGCTCGCGCGTCACGGCGTCGTGCAGCAGGACGACCGCGGCGTGGGCGAACTGGAACGGCAGGAGCAGGAACCGGGCGACGATCTCGACGCCGGCGGTTGCGTTGGTTAGAAGCTCTTCCTGTGTTGGGCATGGAAGCGATGTAAGCGAAATGATGCTTGTCGGGTGACTAGTCCGGGGTTTTTCGTTAATACGACAGTCAGCAGCGGAGGTCCCCCGCACTCATAGTTTTACGTCATTAAGTTTCTGATCGTTGCCACGTTCGGACGTCTGGGCCCCCCCAGGGGCCCTAGCGCGTGATTGACCTCCCGGTCAACCGGGGGACAGGCGCTATTTCCGGACGGGTGCCGCGGGAGCGGCTGTGCGTCCGGTTGGAACGGTCCCCTTCGGGGCGTCCGGCGGTTTGTCGGCCGCGGGCGCCGGCATGGCCGGGAACTCGTTGGGGTCAACGGCCGGGGCCTTCCCGGCGTTTTGTGGGTCGTGGGTCGCAGGCGGGGCGCGCCAGGGTGCTGGCGTGGGCGCTGTGGCTGGCCCCGCGTCGTCATTCTTGAGCTGGATCAGGCGCGTCTTGGTGGGCGTGTGCACCA